CTGAAGTTGTTGCGCTCTGTAGTACAGTTAGAGCTGCTGGACTTACAACTGCCCAGTTACCAGCGCCACGACGTGTACGTGAAGCGATTAGGTTCGCTGTACGATTTATTAGAACAGCTAGTGCAGCATGTTCGTCACCAACGAATGTAGCAGTACCACTTACAGCAGCTTGGTCAAATGTGAACTCAGTTGCTGCTAGGCTACGTAATGAACCTAGAATTTCTTGGTCAATCTCAACAGTGATCTCTTGAGCAAGAGCTGCCATGATTTCTGCTTCGATGTCCAAACCATGCATGGCTTGTGCATCTTGTGCAGCTTCAAATGTCCAGCGAGCTGACAGCTTGCGTGACTTGGCTTCAACAACTTGCTTCATGATTTGCACGTTGATACGGTTACCTGCAACACCTTCAAGTGTGCTAGTGCTGCTTGGACGACCGCCTGTGTTTGCTGTGCTGGTAGCACCAGAATAGCCAACAGCAATCTTGAATGGGCTTAGAGCCTCTTCACCTGCTGTGGTACCTGTTGCTAGATCGCCAGAACCAGAAGCTTGGCTATCAGCATAACGTACACGTAGTGTGTGAATCTGTGCTACTGGACCAGTCATTGGCTGAACACCCACAATCTCGTTAGCGATAACTGTTGGCATCACACGGCGAATCACTGGAAGAATCACACGGTTTAATGTTGCTACATTGCTGGCAGCAGTTGCTCCTGCTGTTGCACTTTCTGCCAGATACTTGCGGGTGTTCTCAAGGATTACACCCATTGTGGTTCTCTTGGAACCGTTTAAGCCTTCTAACAGGGCTTCTTTGGTTTCGCCCCAACGGCTTTCTAGTAGTGCGCTTGTCATTTTATTTCCTTCTCCTGTTTAGGGTTATTAATTAAGCCCTGCTAAACGCTTGATATCAATCACGTTATTCACGTCTTCCATCGGTGCGCTGACCTTAGCAGCCTTATCTCCAGTTACTACAGTACCTTCAGTGATTACAGCTTTAGCAGCTGACTTCTTAACTGAAGTGTTGTTCAGTACAGCTGGAAGATACTTTTCAAATGCAGTCTGCAACTTCTCAGTCTGCACATTCTCAAGAAGTTCACGCATGATGGTGCTCTTCTCTTCATTCAGAGGTTTCAGCAGATCGTTCAGTTTGGCCTTACGATCCTGTGATTCTCTGATAATCTTAATTTCTTTCTCTTTGCTTTCAACCAAGATAGTGGTTTTCTCTACCTTAGAGATTGCTTCTTGTAGCTGTTGCTCTTTACGATCTAGTTCAGCTTTCATCTTGGCAACTTCTTTGTTCTCATTGAGATGAGTCACAGCAAATTCACCAGCGAACGCTTCAAATAGACGACGTCCAAACATGTTCTCACGAGCCACTTGGATGTCTTCCTTGAGCTGAGTTAACTCAGTTTCAAGGTTGGTTGACACAGCTTCTTTAACAAGACGTGCGCTACGCTGAACAAACTGTTGTTGTAGTTCAGCCAGTTTCTGCTTGCCTTCTTGTACCAAACGAACGCGAGCTTCTACCACTGCTTTTTTTGTCTTGTTCAAACTCTTGGATCTCTTCTGCAAGTGCTTTGATCACAAACTGTTCTAGACTCTTGATAGAGTTTTGATACTGCTTGCGATCTTCGCGCAGCTCTTTGATCTCATCAGCCAGTTTGCCAATCATAAATTGATCAAACTTGCCTGCGCTTTCTTTCATGTGCTTTTTGAATTTCACACGATCTTCAGCTAGAGCTTGTTTTTCATCTGCAAATTCTTTGATTTCTGCAGATAGAGCTTCGGTAACCATGGTGTCTAGAGCATCAACCATTACACTTTTATCATGCTCATACCGCTGAGCAAATTCCTCACGCAATTCAGCGCGAATACTTTCACGAGCTTCAACCAACTTGGTTTCCCAAGCTTCATTGATAGCGATGCGGGTATCCTCGTTGATAATGCCTGCGTCTAACAATGGTTTGATGGCATCAAACATTTACCTTCTCCTATATTTTCAAGTCCTTGATCAAGCGAGTAACCTGCTCTTTCAAGTACTTTTGCACACGCTGGTCTTCACCAGCTTCGCCTGCAATTTCCAAAACACGATGACCGTGACGCATGTTCATGAGTCCTTCGTAAATAGCTTTTGGATACGCATTTGGTGCTGACGGTTGTGC